ATCTTGTTAAGCAATACAAGCACGTTGCATCTATCGCAACATTCTTGCAGTTCAAGGACAAGGGTGTCGTAAGAGACATCGCAAGAGTTCTGCACATACCACTTACAGACGTAAACAAGGTGCTAAAGGTTATTGATACTTGGGAAGACTACTGCTATTCTAAGCAGGCAGCCTGGTTCCGTGAGAAGTATCCAGAGATTGAGTCGTATGGGGAACAGTTGCGTGGTCGCATTCGTGGTACTGGTATTCACGCTGCTGGAGTTGTGACATCTAAGCAGCCTATCTTTAAGTTTGCACCACTAGAGACTCGCACTGCTCCTGGAACCAAAGAGCGTATCCCTGTTGTTGGGGTAGACATGGAAGAGGCAGAGCGTATTGGTCTTATTAAGATTGATGCTCTTGGTCTAAAGACATTGTCTGTATTGAGAGACACTCTTGATATTATTAAAGATCGTCACGGAAAACAAATTGACCTGCTATCTGTGGACACAGAAGACGTAAAAGTCTATCAGATGCTCTCTGACGGCTTTACAAAGGGTGTATTTCAGTGTGAAGCTACGCCATATACAAACCTGCTTGTGAAGATGGGTGTTAAGAACTTTGCAGAGCTAGCAGCATCCAATGCCCTAGTTCGTCCAGGTGCTATGAACACTATTGGTAAGGACTACATTCTTCGTAAGCACGGTAAGCAAAACATTGCATACCACCACCAGGTTATGAAAGAGTTTACTGCAGAGACTTATGGGTGTATTCTGTACCAGGAGCAAGTCATGCAGGCCTGTGTAAACCTTGGCGGCATGACAATGGCAGAAGCTGACAAGGTTCGTAAGATTATTGGAAAGAAGAAAGATGCGAAAGAGTTTGACCAGTTTAAAGAAAAGTTTGTTGAGGGTGCTTCAAAGTATCTCGCTCCTAATATCGCAAGGGACCTATGGTCTGATTTTGAGGCCCATGCTGGGTATTCGTTCAATAAGTCTCACGCTGTGGCGTACTCTACGCTCTCGTATTGGACGGCGTGGCTAAAGACCTACTACCCAATTGAGTTTATGTATTCTATTCTTAAGAATGAAAAGGATAAGGACGCACGTACTGAGTACCTGATCGAAGCTAAGCGTATGGGTATTGCTATCAAGCTGCCGCACATCAATGACTCAGACATTGATTTTAAGATTGAGGGCAAGGGTATTCGCTTTGGTCTTACAGGAATTAAGTATATCTCTGATAACATTGCAGAAAAGTATATGGCTGCAAGGCCCTTTAACTCTTACAAAGAACTAGAAGAGTTTACGTTTGGTAAGGGTAACGGAGTTAATACTCGTTCTTTGCAAGCACTTAGGGTAATTGGGGCAGCAACATTCCCAGACAATCCACGCAATGAAGAAGAGATACGTGCAAACCTTTACGACTACCTTAACCTGCCAGAGTTTAATATATCAATTCCGCAGCACTTCTACGCATTCATAAATGACGTTGAAGAGTTTGAGGAAAAGGGCTCCTTTGTTTTGATGGGTATGGTGAAGTCAATCAAGCGAGGCAAGGGCTGGTCACGTGTTGAGCTGCTAGATAAGACTGGCAGTGTCGGAATCTTTGATGACGAACAGACAGCCATCGAGCCAGGAAAGACCTACCTAATACTTGCCAGCGACAATCGCATTCTAAGCTTTGTGCAAGCTGACGAAATTGGCAAGGTAGAGTCTGCACTAGTTAGGTATCTTAACTATAAGCAGCTGCCGTACAAAGACGACGAGATGTATGTTTTGTCATTTAAGTCTAGGGTAACTAAGGCTGGTAAAAAGATGGCATACATGACTCTGGCAGATACAGATAGAGATTTGCATTCTGTGACAGTGTTTCCTACACAGTTTGCTAAGGCATATATGAAGATTAAAGAAGGAACAGCTTATAAATTTTCTTTTGCAAAGACAAAAGATGGAACGGTAATAATGGAGGATGTAATTGACAACAGTTGAAGAGGCACTAGCTCTGCTAGATCCTAAGATTAGAAATAGATTAGCTACTGGTGCTGGGATTAAGACTGAAGTCCAGCCTACGCCTAGCACAGGGCTTAACAGAGCACTAAATGGTGGACTACCCTATGGTAGGCAAGTCCTTATATGGGGAAGCAAGTCTAGTGCTAAGTCTTCTTTTTGCTTGCAAACCATTGGTATGGCACAGAAAGACGGAAAGCTTTGTGCCTGGATTGATGCAGAGATGTCGTATGACGAGTCTTGGGCACAAAAGATGGGGGTAGATACATCACAGCTTATCTATTCTCAAGCTAGGACCATCAACGAGTTTGTTGACGTAGCCAATGCACTCATGGATGCTGGTGTAGACCTAATTGTAATTGATAGTATTACCTCTCTTTTGCCAGCCATCTATTTTGAAAAAGATTCTGATGAGCTAAAGTCCCTGGAGAATACTAAGCAAATTGGTGCAGAGTCCCGTGACTTTAGTAATGCATGGAAGATGATTAACTATGCTAACAATAAAACAAAGCCTACGCTGGTTATTGCTATTTCTCAGGCAAGGAATAATATCAATGCAATGTACACACAACAGCAACCAACTGGTGGTCAGGCCACAAAGTTTTATTCATCCACAGTAATTAAGCTCTTCTCTTCTGAGTCAGAAAACCAGGCGATTAAGGGCAAGATCCAGATAGGAGATAAACTAATTGAAGAAAAGATTGGTAGAAAGGTCCGATGGGAGCTACAGTTCTCCAAGACCTCGCCTGCTTTCCAGGGCGGAGAGTATGATTTTTACTTCCGTGGTGACAGTGTTGGCCTTGATGTCATTGCCGATTTGGTTGACACTGCTGAGCTTGCTGGCCTTGTTGACAGGACTGGGGCTTGGTATAAGCTGGATAATGGAGAAAAAATTCAGGGTAGGGATGCGTTTATCAAATATGTTAGAGAAAACACAGACTATCAGGAGCAGCTAAGGTCACAATTAAATGGCTAGCAAATACTCTATAACACACGGAGATTTTCCTTGCCATACTTGCAAGGAAGTGGTAAAATCTTTAAGGTACTATTTTGATACAAAAGAATTAACATGGATGTGTAGTAGCAATCATTTAACCATTGTTAGCCTAGATGTTAAAAAGAAAAAGAAGAAGGACTATGAGTGAGAGATCAGAGAGCAAACGAATTGGGGCTAAGCAGCACAAGAACTCTGGTCGTAATACCAAGAAAGGCGATGCCACTTGGGAAAACTTTACGGTAGATTTTAAAGAGTATCCAAAAGGCTTTACTGTAAACCAGGACAACTGGGCAAAGGCCGTAACCGATGCAATCAGAAATGGAAATGACCCAGCAATCGTGGTCGTACTAGGAGAAGGAAACAGAAAGACAAGACTAGCAATAGTAGAGCTATCTCTGCTTGAACAACTCTTGGAGGACTAATATGAAGATACTATATTTAGATATTGAGACAACGCCAATTAAGGCATGGGTATGGGGCCTGTGGGACCAGAACGTAGCCATCAATCAGATTATTGAGCCAACAGAAATGTTGTGCTTTGGTGCTAGATGGCACGGCAAGAAAAACGTAATCTTTAAGTCAGTGCATCATGACGGCAAAAAGACAATGCTGGAAGAGCTACACAAGCTTATGGACGAAGCTGACGTGCTGGTTGGGTGGAACTCGGCAGCGTTTGACCACAAGCACATCAACCGTGAGTTCTTGGAGAATGGCTTACAGCCACCATCGCCAGTAAAAGATCTAGACCTAATGAGTATTGTAAAGGCCAACTTTCAGTTTCCATCCAACAAGCTAGACTATGTTGCCCAGGCACTAGGCGTGGGGGCAAAGGTAAAGCACTCTGGATTTCAGCTTTGGATTGACTGCATGGACGGCAAAGACAAGGCCTGGAAAGAAATGAAGAAGTACCAGCTACAGGATGTTAATCTACTAGTTGACCTATATGATATTCTTTTGCCATGGTTTGTCGGCAAGGGCAACGTAACGGCTAAAGAGAAGCAAACTATACTGCAAGCCGAGGACGTGGTATAATATTATGGTGGAACAAAACGTAAAAACTGAAAAAACAACACTAGAAATGGTTAACGGTCTTGCAGAGATAGCAGACTTTATGGAAGATGAAGAGCTTACTCAGGGCCTAACCATGATAGCAAAACTTATAATTAAACCAGACATTCCTTTGAATGTAGCGACACTAGAGATTGTAAGGCTACAGGCCATTGCAGCCAAGATGTCGTTCCGTGCCACATGGATGGTCAACGTAGAAAAAGGAGATAGAGCGAAAAAGAATATCTACTTTACAGCTGCAGAGGCAATCAATGATTTGGTGGCGGCACTAAAGTATATCACTCGCTAATTTGGTATGGCTAAAAATTTATTACAACAGGTAATGCTTAAGACTGAAACGGCAAAGTCATTCTTAAACACTAAAGAGTTAATTGAGAAGATTAACTATGGCTACATAGCTAAGCGTGGAACCAAGTTTCAGCAAAAGAAAACGTTCGCTCCAAGCACTATTGCTTACTCACACGGAGAATGCCCAAGGTACTGGTACCTGGCTTTTGAGGGTGCTGAGTTTACAGACAATGCAGATGCATATGGTGGTGCCAACATGACCGCTGGCACTAAGTCACATGAGCGTATTCAGCAAGCAATGGAAGACGCAGGCATTCTAAAAGATTCTGAGTTTAAGGTAACCTGGCAAGACCCACCAATCTTTGGATTTGGTGATGTCATTCTTGATTGGGGCGGAGAAGATCTTTTGGGAGAGATCAAGACTATGCCCATGGAAGGCTTTGAGTACCGCCAGAAGGCTGGCAAGCCAAAGGTTGGTCACCTGATTCAGCTTCTTATTTACATGAGAATCCTGAACAAAACTAAAGCAGTTTTAATTTATGAGAATAAAAACAATCATGACCTATTGGTGCTGCCAGTAGAAATAAATGATTATTATATAAAATGGGTAAACCAGGCGTTTGACTGGATGAAAACAGTTCGCAAAGCTTGGGAAGACAAAACTCTTCCTGAGAAGAACTATAGGTCCAATTCAAAAATCTGCAAGACATGTCCTATTAGGTCAACTTGCGATGTGGCTGGTAAGGGAGACATCAAGATAAAGTCCTTGGAGCCTCTGGATGAAAAGTTGTCAATGGTGTAACCAGCCCTTTCAAACTAAAGTATCGTATCAAATTTATTGCTCACCAGAGTGTAGAGAAGAAGCTACCAAAGAAAAGATAGCAAGCAGATATGCAGTTACTAGAAGGCAAAAGCGTAAGGGTAAAGTTAGGCTTTGTAAGTCTTGCAACAGTCAGCTTTCTTTATACAACGATGACCTTCTTTGTGACAAGTGTATAATTAATCCACAAGATGTTAGCAAAGCCTTGAAAGAGATTAAGGGGATTGCCAATGGTAAACCTTGGGAAGATTAACAACAGCCTTAGACCAACAAGGATTTGTTCAATTGATGCCAGCACTAATAGCCTAGCCTTTGCAATTTTTAATAACGAAAACCTGAGTGCGTTTGGCAAGATAAAGTTTGAGGGCAGAAACAACTACCACAAGGTCGCAGATGCAGCCAGGAAGTGTGTAAAGTTCTTTGAGCATTATCGTAATGACATAGATGCAATTATTATTGAGCACACTGTTTATTTAAACAGTCCAAAAACTGCAGCAGATCTTGCGTTAGTTCAAGGTGCTTTGCTTGGTGCAGCTGCACAAAACGGAATTAAGTTGTCTGGCTCTATCAACCCAATAGCTTGGCAAACCTTTATCGGCAATGGCAAGCTGACCAAAGACGAAAAAACTCAGCTTCGTAATGCAAACCCAGGGAAGTCAGACTCTTGGTATAAAAACTTTGAAAGAGAATATCGTAAGCAAAGAACAATTAAAGTAACAAACATTGAATACGATATTAGCAATGACGATAACGATGTTGCAGACGCAATTGGTGTGGGGCATTACGCCATTCATAATTGGGGAAAGGTTGACAAATAGTATGGCTTCTGGTAAACTATATACAAACGAAATGTGGCTTCGTAAAAGATATCACTTTGACAAGAAGACACCAGAGGAAATAGCCAAAGAGTGCAAGGTAAGTGTGGAGACTGTCTATGTATACCTTGCCAAGTTTGGATTAAGAAAGTCTAGGAGATAATGGGTAGGCGGAAAATAGTAGCACAGGTACAACCAAACAATCTTGAGACAGTGCCCTACATGGAAGTAGATGGCTTTGCAATTAATGCTGGAGACTTGATTAAAGTTAAGGGCGAGTACGGTGTTAAGTTTAAGTTTGTCGGGGTAACTACCAATACCCTTACTGGCTCAGAGTGGGTGGACTGCTTTGAGATTTTTAGGGGCAAGGCCCAGCAGTTCCGTGCCTTTAAGCAAGATCGTATCAAGCGTATACCACAAAGAGGAAAGAGGGCTAAGCGTGTCAGCGGAGCAGGACCTAGTTAATCACCTTGACCAAGTAAACCTGGTAGTTGGAGAATACCTCAAGGGTAGTGACCCAACCAAAATATCTAAAGAGCTGTCGATACCAAGACAAAAGGTTGTCTCGTATCTTAATGAGTGGAAGGCTATGGCTGCAGATAATGCAGCTATTCGTGCTCGTGCTAAAGAAGCCCTAGTTGTTGCAGATACCCACTACTCCAAGCTAATTGAAAAGGCATACGAGGTCATTGACGAAGCAACGATGACAGCTAATCTAAATGCTAAGTCTGGTGCTATTAAGCTAGTGATGGATCTTGAGTCTAGGCGTATTGATATGCTGCAGAAGGCTGGTTTGTTGGAAAACAAAGAGCTGGCCGAAGAGATGCTTGAGATTGAGAATAGGCAAGAAATACTTATTGGTATTCTTAAAGATATTGCATCAGAGCACCCAGAGATTCGTGATAAAATTATGTCTCGTCTTTCCCAGGCAACTAAGCCAGGAGAGACAGTTACGATAGTGAGTGAATAATGTTTGATGATTTTTTGGAGGCACTCAAGTCTGATGCGTTTGAAGAAATTCCAGTAGACGCTAAGACCTTTGTAGAGGGAGAGGATTATCTTGGACAGCCCCCATTGTCTCAGGTACAGTATGACATCGTAGAGGCCATGAGTCAAATCTACAAGCAAGAAGATTTAATTGAAATTATGGGTGCCGAAGAGGGCACAAGATATTACAAAAAGTATACTAAAAATGAAGTCATTCTTCAGTTAGGAAAAGGAAGTGGAAAAGACTTCACATCAACAGTGGCCTGTGCCTATATCGTTTATAAGCTACTTTGTCTTAAAGATCCTGCTCGTTATTTTGGTAAACCTAGCGGAGATGCTATTGATATTATTAATGTTGCCATTAATGCTCAGCAGGCCAAGAACGTTTTCTTTAAAGGTTTTAAGACAAAGATTGAAAAATCGCCGTGGTTTGCTGGAAGATTTTATGCTAAAGCTGAGAGTATTGAGTTTGATAAAAGCATCACGGTATATTCAGGCCACTCTGAGCGAGAGTCCCATGAGGGTCTTAACCTTATACTGGCCGTTCTGGATGAGATTTCTGGGTTCGCTAGCGAAGTTGGCACGGGTAATGACCAAGGTAAGACTGCAGATAATATATACAAGGCCTTTAGAGCATCTGTAGATTCTCGCTATCCAGATCTTGGCAAGGTAGCACTGCTATCCTTTCCACGCTTTCCTGGAGACTTTATCTCTCAAAGATACGATGATGTAATCGCAGAAAAAGATGTCGTAGTAAAGACTCACAGGTTTATCATGAATCCAGATTTGCCAGAAGACGCAGAAGGAAATACTTTAGACATTGAGTGGGAGGAAGACACCATTGTAAGCTACAAGTATCCAGGAGTGTTTGCACTTAAGCGTCCTACCTGGATTGTTAATCCAACAAGAAAAATAGATGACTTTAAGCTTGCATTTTTTACAGACATGGGCGATGCTATGCAGAGATTTGCTTGTGTGCCTACATTTGCTTCGGATGCGTTCTTTAAGCAGA